CTGATTGACTTCGAATACCGCAGACCGGCGGACAAGGACATGGGTCTTGTGTGCTGCTGCCTACAAGTGGACAACGGCCCAATCGAGCGTTACTGGCTTGACGACGGCTCCGACAACAACCGGCTTGCCGAACGCATCATAACATTGGCCGACCACATCTTTGTCGGATACGCCATCCAGATGGCAGAATGCCGCTGCTTCTACGCTCTGGGTCTCGACCCTCGACAGTTCAAGTGGCGTGACCTGTATTCTGAATACAAGTGGCTCTCGAATGCGGACGACAGGTGGTCTTACGGAAAGTTCACGTATACGCTGAAGAACAAGACCGAATGCGTATATCGTTTCAAGCCGACACTACGAAAGCAGAAGCGCATGTCCGCCGAGGAAGAGGAGGCCGTAAAGAAGCTCCAGAAGGAAGAGGCGGAGGCCGAATCCGCCGCACGTGGAGTCAAGTGCGTCGTCGAGAAGTGCGACCAGACCTTGCTTTCCGTAGAATACCATTACGGGCTGCTTACCGAGGAAGACGTCGAAGCTGACTACAAGGTGAAGTCCTCGACAAGGAAGCTTATCCTTTCCGGATTCCGCCTCGACATGCACAAGGCCAAGATACTCGACTACTGCGCATCGGATATCCACCTTCTCGGGGAGCTCGCAAGTCTGATAATGGAAGACATGGAGAAGGTATCAAAGGAACCGCATCTCGTCGTAGTCAAGGGAGAGGTCAAGGAAATGTCCCCGGATTCCCTCATGCCCGCACAGGACATAGCGCTAGGGATGGGACACTGGTGTGCGCAGAATGCGCTATACGCCATGCGCGGGATCCCGCTTGACAAGGACAAGCTCGACGCCGTAATCAGGTGCGCCGCCCAGATAAAGACGGAACTGCAGCTGGGCTGGAACATCGACCATCCGGAATATCCGCTGTACCGAATAGGGCCCAGCCGGAAGCAGCTCTCCGACTTCAAGCTCCTACGTAGCCAGTCCCCATACCGTAGGATGGAAATTACGTTCGACAGCGACATGTTCGCGGACATGGCGAGGTCGCTCGAGGAAATCGGTCAGTTCAAGTGGCAGCGAACGAAGGCCGGGGATTATTCCGGGGATTCGGAATACCTGAAAGAAATTTCCGGAAAGGGGGAGAATGACGTCATATACTGCTTTCGCAAGCACAAGGACGCACTGACGTCAATAAAGTCCATGACTCCGGATTCCGATGGCGTAATCAAGATGCTCACGTTTATCGGTTCGGACTGCAGACAGCGCCCGAACTATAACCCCTACGGTACAAAGACTGGAAGGAATGCCGCCTCCTCTACCAGCTTCCTTTTCCTCGGGCCGAAGTGGATGCGAATCCTTGTGTCGCCGAAGAAGGGGATATGCGACCTCGACGCCCATTCCGAGGAAGTCGCCATAGCGGCGGCTGAGTACGACGACGAGAACAAGCGCGAGGTCTACCGCTCCCCAGATGTCTATATGAAGTACGCACAGCTTGCAAACGCATACCCTGCAGATAAGCCTATCCTTACGGAAGACCAGAGGGATACCGAGAAGTGGTTCAAGGAAGAGCACTGGGACATGGTACGCAAGATATACAAAGGCGGGTTCTTGGGCATGCAGTTCGGTATGGGAGGCTCCAAGCTGCGCCAGCGCGTGTTACTGTCTCTTTCGAAAGACCAGCGCGGGACTATCGACGAAGACTGGGGAGACCGCTTCGTTGACGAATACCACAGGACGTTCGACAAGGAATATGCGACAGTTACGCTGCTCAAGGAGCTGTACTCCGACAGGCACGAAGGCATAATGCTCGCCGACGGCTGGAGGCTTGGGCCGGACGAGGACAACATCCTTACGGTCGGGAATTTCCCGGTGCAGGGCACCGGCGCTGTAATACTCCGCCGCTGTTGCCAGCTCTGCGACGAGGCCGGGATACAGATTTACGCTACGCTACATGACGCCATATCCATCACGGTTAACGACAACATGGAAGAGCAGATACGGACTGCAAGGGAATGCTTCCGCAGGGCTGCAGTTGACGTCCTCGGTGAGGACTTGATGGTTGTCGGTAACCCGGAAGTCGTACGCCGTGGGGAACCGTGGCTTCACGATTCAAACGCGAAGGGTACATGGAACAGGATGGCAAGCAAGCATTTTCCTGAATTTTTCATCGAATAGTTGCCATTCGAATTGAAATATACTATATTATAGGTATCAGTAATGGTACTGACAGCCGTTCGAACTGGCCGACGGCAATTACTCACACAGCCAGGTCCCCGATAGAGGGGAAGGGAGCTCATCATGAGCGCATTCGATAAGATGGTGGCCGCAGCGTCCAATAAAGCTGCACTTTACTCTGCCGGAACCGGTTCCAAGATTGCCGGGGAAGGAACTTTCTACGCTACGCTGGTCAACGCCGAAGTAGCCGACAACCGTGCCGGTACGTCCAAACGTGTCGCACTTACCTACAAGGTTCTCGATGTCATCGAAGGCGACCCGACTGACCTTGGCCGTGAGCTTACAGAGTACATCTCAGCTAATTCCAACGAGGATATCATCAACCGCAAGTGCGGCATCCTCTATAACGAGGCTATCCGCGCCGGTATCAAGGCCGAAAAGCTCCAGGACGAGGACGACGAGAAGATTTTCGACGTGCTCACTACTGTCGTAGCCGCCACGAAGAAGTTTATCGACAAGGAATCCAACGCCGAGAAGGTGAAGGCCATCGTGAAACGTGTAAAGACGGACAAGATGGCCGAAAACGGTCATCCGTACTTCAACAACTACTTTCAGGACGACAAGCTCGACGATTACGAAGAGCAGCACGAAGATTCTGTGAAACCTTCAAACGAAAAGAAGACTGAAGCCGAAGATACGCAGAAGTCCCCCTACAAGCTCAAGGAAGAAGACTAGATTGCTTGCAGTTGGCGGCTGGTAAGTGCTGGCCGCCTTCTTTTTATAAACCTATGGAGGTTTTATGCTTAAAATAGAAGATATTACAGAAAACGGAGAGCCGGTTGGCGAAGGTGTTCCTTTCCAGCTTGGCGGATACGTGCTAGAGTATTCCGGCGCGTGGTATCCGTTCGACCCCAAGGGGATGCTGAACCCGCTAGACCCGGTAAACCTTATCCTTTGCTGGCCTCTGCCGGAAGAGGAAGGCGAGGTCGACGAGGACTTCGAATCAGTACTCAACACTATGCTAGAGGTCACCCGCTTCCGTAAGTGCGGGTTTTCGGTAATCACGAAGTACAAGTCCGGCGCAGCAAGGACGATAAAGCTTGCAGACGGTTCAGATACGGTGATCATACTCGGCGACTACGCTAAGGAACACAAGCTACTGCTTCCGATTCTATCTACGCAGCTTTCTGATTCGTACGACCAGTCCGCAATAGAGCTGTGGAAGTCACTAGGATTCAGGACACCGCCCCATTACGGAATATTTAAGACCGAAAACACGTACAGTCTTGACGGATGGCAGGGCGCATCGCTCCTTAGCGGAAGCAAGACCATTACCTATTTCAACATTATAGGCGGTGGCAAGAAGGTCGTAGTGAAGAAGACCTACGACGACGCTGAAGTGCAAGAGATAAGCGACAGCGATGACAGGGATTGGGACTACGGAAGTATCGAGCATACTGCCTACCATGTTAGCGTTACGCCATTCAGTGGCGGCCCTACGCTAAAGGCTGCACCGTTCCACAGTACTACCCCGCAGTTCAAGTGGGAGGACAAGAAATGACTTACGACGCAGTGACCATTTATACGTTCGCTATGTTCAGTCTCCTGAGCGGTTCCGCAGTATGTACGAAGCCGACGGAGCTGGAAGAGATTGAGACCCGCTATAATGACATCGTCAGCATTCTTGGAAAGAATGAGCCGGTCGAGCTTGTAGTGCCGGACGAATCCTACCAGCCCAACTACACCGAAGACAAGTGGCCGTGGGCGACGGATTACAACGGGTACATGCAGGAACTACACCGTCTAGTTGACCCTTTGAAGGGGGTGCAGATTGCCGATTTGCAAGTGTTCACCATGACAGCTATCCTGGCGAACGAGGAAATCGAGGCCAAGTACCGCCTTTCTAGAGTGAAACCCAAGTTCCTCTCGCAGATGCTACTGCCGTTTTAGCATAAACCCTTTGTTGCCATGGGGATGGCTCCAGCCCCGCACTGCTTAGGGGTTTTGCGGTGCGGGGTACTTCTTTCTGACCCCGAAGAAGGTAAAAAACCAATGACAAAATTTCAAGAATACCAGTATCTCAGCGACCTAGTCATGCAAGCTGCACTGTGGCGCGTGGACAAGGACGACGGGCGGGCTCCGCTTGAGCTCGAAGTGCTCGAAAGATTGCAGAATCTCAAAGAAGAGCTGAACGACGACAGCGAAAAGAGAACACAGCTAGAAGCCGAGCAGCACGATAAAAACTTGAGCTACAAGCAGAAGTGGTCTGAAGACAAGTGCCGTGTCGACGGAAAATGGTACCGTAAATCTGACTGCATCAAAGTTCCGAGAAAGGACGGCATCGGCTGGAAGTGGGCGCTAAAAGAAACTAATTTAGAAGCTGAAAAGGAGGCTCCAAATGACTGAGCATCAGGACATTAAAGAATTTTTTGAAAAGAACGCAGTGTCGTATAACGACAATAAGTATTCACAGTTTTCAGTTACGACTCCGTTCGCGTGGCATCCAGACCGTATTCTATTGCAGAAGAACGACGACCCTGCTGTACAAGAACTGCAGAACGTAGTAAAGATTCTCGCAAAACAGGCCCTTGGGTGTCGTACGACTTTTTTCAGCGACGCAATCAGTTTTGCTATGATAGATTACAGGCATTCGCATAACGAACCATGCGGTACTGCCGCGATTATTGCCTTCGACGTATTAACGACAGCTGGAGACCATCTTGTCTATACAGTGAAGTTCCCAGCATCTGCATTCCACAGTTCATCAGACTTGTCTGAATTCACCACAGAAATCGTTAATCCGACATCATTGAAACTGATTAATATGGCAATCAAGGATGTGAAGTTCGAGGATGTGCTTGCCGTCAAGGCTTACGTCGGGGAGATTTCTACGTTGATTGTGGGAGGTACAAATGTCCCATCCGAAGAAAGGAACTGAAGCGTACGAGCGCGAGCGACAGCGGGATCGTGAGCGTAAAGCGAGAAAAAGAGCAGAGAAGCGGCTGGCGATGCAAGCCGAGATAAAAAAGGCTCCAGAATCGGCGATGCAGAGCAAAGAACCAGAACCTGACATGTGGACTCCGTTCATGGTTCAGCTCAGACGTCAGCAGAGAGAACACAGCAAGTAGCTGTGTTCTTTTTATTTGTACTTATTTACAGTGTATGGAAGATAGAGTCACAAGCAAGAAGCAAGCTGCAAGAGCAGAAGCCAAGGTGCCACAGAGTACCTTGAGTTCCTGGCTTGACGCGAACTTCAAGCACGTCACGCTTACTACAAGCATAGGCGAAGGCGGTAAAAGGCTCATAGTCCCGATGCTTAACGTCGAACTCACGATGGCTCTGCTAAGCACTGACTGTCTCGGTGACTGGGCGAAGGTCGCTTTGCATTTTGCCCCGATCGGAACCATCATCGACAAAATTCCGAAGGACTACTACGAAACCAAACTGTTGCTTGTTCGACAGCTGTTGACTAAGGAAACTATTTTGAATCCTGACAACAAGCTTGCATTGCGTTATTTACAAGTCTTAGAACGCAGAGACGCTGACCGCTGGGCCGCAAGGAAACAATCAATGTCACTGAAGGCTACAGCAACAGAACCGACTGCGGAAGGCGGTTCTAATGGCGGCTCCGGAAAGAAGACAGTCGAATTCAACTTCGAAATCGTCCACTAAGCGAAAGAAGGACGGACTAAGTCCTTGGCAAGCCGACTTCATAGGTGTCGAGGAAGATTCATCTGGACATGTGATTACCAACCCAGACTTCGATTCGGAACTCCGTATCGCGTGTACTGGTGTTTCTGCCGGAAAATCACGAGCGCTTGCTTGGTGGCTGATTATGCAGATGGTTCGGCTAAACGGTTGCCGTTGCATCGCGATTGCCCAGACACACAAGGCGCTCAAGAGAGTCTTGGTTCGTGAACTACAGGTTGTATGTAATCTTAAACATCTTAATTACAATTACAACAAGAGCGAGCAAGAGTTTACACTGGATAACGGTTCTACTTTGTTCGGATACTCGGGCGAGAATCCTGAGGCCATGCTGGGCTTGTCAGAAATTGACATCTTGGCCATCGACGAAGCTGCCTATTGCCCCGAGGAATGCTACCAGTATGCATCAGACCGTATGCGTGGGGGTTTGTACGAGCCAATGAGCCGAATGATCAGCTCTCCGCAGTCGATGGCAGCCGAGAACTGGTTCTCGGAGCTATGCAAGAAACATCCGGAATGCGTAGTCCATGCCACCGCCTTTGACAACAAGTTCACTTCGGACAAGTTCAAGCAGTCCTTGAAAGACCGTTACATCGAAGGCTCTAACATTTACCGCCAGCAAGTGCTCGGCGAGATTTTCGATTTCGATATCGCAAGCCAGATTGTCATGCGCAAGGACTTTATCGCGGCAAAGCTTATCAGTACAGACAAGCGGTACTGGCTCGGTGCCGACTTTGCGGGTCTTGGAACCGACACGAACATGGTTGCGGTCATCGATGACACTGGCGTAGTGGACTGGTTTGGTGCTCCGGACTTGAACACACAGCAGAAGACAGAACAGATTTCTGGTGCATGGGAGCACTGGAACCCGGTGTCCGCATGCGGCGACCAAACTGGTGGTTACGGACAAGGCGCCATCGATTTGCTCGAAGCTAAGCAGATGCACATGACCGGTGTCAATTTCAGTCAGAAACCGTTCAACGAAAAGTTGTACCCGAATGCTCGAACCGAGATGTTTATCGAGCTTGCACAGGCAATCAAGCAAGGCTTCTGGGTTCCGGAGGAGGCGAAGGTCGAGCTCCTTGCCATCCAGTACTGCATCGACAACCGTGGAAGACAGGCGCTACTGCCCAAAGACCTTGTCAAGAAACAATTAGGAGGCCGCAGCCCCGACTTGGCCGATGCAATTGCGCTCGCATTGTATGCAAAGAACCACGGAGAAGCTTCTACAGTCAGCGGATATAGTGCAAAACAGGCGTCAGATGTCGCCAACAGGCTCATGCGTTTCATGAGGTAGCCGAATTTCTTGTACTTATTGTGAGTAGAACAATATAGGTGCAAGATGGACGTAAGAGATATCATAAAAGAAGCACTGAGCAGGGCGAACGTTGTCCCTCGAAAGCAACAGGCGAACGACGCTTATGTCGAGACTGCCTTGCGCCTACTGAAAGGGATTGTAAGCCGCTACAATAACCAGTCACTTCTAGCATTTACGCAAATGAAGGCTCGCCTCCCGGCGGCCAGAACTATCCACATTTATAACAAGGAAGATTTGTTTGCTGGTGAGAACCACAGGTACTTCAACTCGGTTGAGGACATGAACAGTCCGATCAACATTCCCAATGCAGACGATGTGGCAGAAGGCGTGAAGGCCATGATTCTCGGTCAGCCCGGTACAGTCTATGTGGCTACCGATTCCATGCCAGCCCCGATATGGCAGCCGCGTTCGTTCGACGAGTTCGACGTGGACGACCAGCAGATGGCGGACTACGCTACCGCAAGACACGTGCGCATCAAGGACGTGCAGAAGCTCTGTACGTTATTCATAAACTCGAGCCCAAGCGGTCTGGTCGAACAGCTCCAGCTGAGCTTTTTGCCTCTCGAAGATTTCGACCGCGCCAGCGCCGCCGACTACGTGTGGACTTATACTGAAATGGCAGAAGGTGAGTTCATTATCCGTACGAAGTCCTACACCGGAAACGGCATCGTCGGTCTTGGCGTTACGTACAACCGTGGCTTCAAGATCGACATCGACGATGACATCCGCATCCCGGATGCATATCTGGAACTCCTGATTGTCGCGCTGACCTACGCACTCGCCACCACGTACCCTCGTCTTGACGACGCACAGATGGAACGTCTTGCGAAGGAATTGAGCATCATGGAGAACAACGTCCGTACTCCGAAGGCCGATACCAGAATGGTCAAGCGTGAACGCACCTACAACCGTAAGCTCACCGCGTACGACATCCTCGCCGGTGTGCAGTTCAGATAAGGTAAGACATGGCAAGCCAAATTAAACTGATACAGACAATCGCTGGCGGTACGACGCGTAGCCAGATAGTGAAGGTCGGGCTTGCCGACTCTCTGAACATGTATCCGGAGACCCAGCATCCTACCGACCACAGCACGCAGCTGCTCGTCCGTTCCATCTGTGGAACGGTTGGATTCAGTGGTAGGCTCGACGGTGACTGCCGTGGACTGTACCGCGTGAGCCGTGGTCTGGACGGAAACCCGAAGCTCTACGGCGTGTTCGGAAACGTTCTCTATCTGTTCATGGATGACGGCACTGCCTATGACATCCAGAGAATCGATACCGCGACAAGCGAATGCCGGTTTACGGAAACCGGTGGCGAAGGTTCGGTAAACCCGCGTCTCTGCCTCGTGGATGGCGTCAACCTCTACACGGTAGATACTACCTTGTCAGTACCGGAGCAGCGTCATGACTGCCGCACAATCGAGCTTCCTACCCGCATCAACGACGACTTTACGACCATCCAGCCGGATCACATTGCATACTTGTTTGGTTACCTTGTCATTAATGATAAAGGAACCGACGCGTTTTACACCAGCATCCAGTATCCGGGCGAAACATTGGATGCCAATAACCAGAGGGACTGGGACTGGTTCCGTCTTGCCAAGACAAACGGTAAGGGTTTCATAACTTATTCGGAATGGAGCACCGACAACACCACCGCGCTCATAAGCAACGGTTCGCGTCTCTACACGTTCGGCCCGAGAAGCTGGCAGATGTTCTCTTACAACAACGACAAGAATCTTCCGTTCACTAGCCCAGACAATGCCGCCGGTAACATCGGCATCAAGGCTCCGAACAGTTTGGCCATGCTGGGGCAGACTGTGCTATTCCTCGGCGCTTCTGACGTTGGCGAAAATGGAGTGTTCCTGATGAGCGGAAACTCCATCGAGCGCGTGTCAAGTTCTGACATCGAGCGCGAGTTTTCCCTCATGTCCAATACCGAACAGGCCTATTCGAGCATCTGGCAAGAGCATCGTCACACGTTCTACAGCATCACGTTCGAGGCGAACAAGATGACTTACGTGTACGACCTTGGCGAGAAGACATGGCACCGCCGCGCTTCATACGACGAGAAGAACAACCTCACGTTCTGGAAGTATCGCCATGCCACGTTCGCGTACGGCAAGACGATGGTCAGCTGTGGCTCAGACCTGTGCTACATGGACGAGAACACGTTCGAGGAATACAACCACCGTCCGATACTCAAGCTCCGCCGTGGCGGATGCGTGACGAGCAACGGATGCCCGTTCTACGTGGACTGCATAGAGCTTGTCTGCAACAACGGCCAGCATACTCTGGACTTGTTCAACCTCATGGACGGTCAGCCGAAGACTCCCAACAACGGCCAGGAAGACATTAACCCGCGTGTGGCAATCCGCTACAGCTGGGACGGCGCCGAGTTCTCCGACTACGAGGACGTGTTCCTCGGCAAGCAGGGCGCGTACGACTGGTCGACCATGCTCTGGCATCTCGGTCTGGGCAAGTACTTCACGCTCGAAGTCAGCACGACGGAGCGCGTCCCGTTCTGCATCGAGAACCTCAAGGTCGAATTCAGTCCGACCAGCAACTTCATCTAGGAGCTTGTATGAAGGAACTTGTACGTTACAGCGAGCAGAACCAGAACGTCGAAGCCTTGAAGGGAAAGTACGGGGTCGAAGGCGAGGAATGGGGTTGCGTTACGGTAATCAAGAACGTCGTCTTCGTCGTTGCATACAAAGGAGCGAAGGTGACCGGTTATACGTTACCGGAAGTTTATGACGGATTTTTAATTTGTTCTGACGGCACAACTGTACCTGTCGAGAACTCAACAATTACACTTGACCTTGGATCGACGGTTTCCGCCCAAGGCTTCTTACAGCTAAGAGCTGTTAACTAAGGAGGAACTATGCCTTTTCCAGTTGCCGCCGCCGCCATCATGGCCGGAGCAAGCTTGCTCGGCAATCTGATGTCTTCGTCCAAAGAGTCGGAGTCCCGCGAGGAAGGTCGCCGTTATCTCACATCGATGCAGGGCGCTACCGACTCGAAGTACGCCGACATCCTGAACGACATCGGGAGATACTACGACAAGCGTCTCGGTGCTTTCGGCAACGCCGGGGACGTGGCGAAGTACCGTGGCCTCGTAGACGCGTACGACCCGACCCAGATGTACTACACTCCGGGCGAGTTCGACGAGAAGGCTGAAGTCGGCTCTGTCAATGACTACATCAATCCGTACTACCAGCAGATCATCGGCGACACCGCCGAACAGGTGCAGCACACCGCCGCCGGAGCCGGTGTTGGACGTGGAAGCGGTGCTGCCTACCAGATTGCGAAGGAAGTCGCCGAGAAGAACCGCGAGCTCTACAACGACGCCTACGGACGCTATCAGGATGCACGTGACTTCGCGTACGGCAAGTACAACGACTACATACAAAATATGCAGAACGCGCTTGCACAGAGACGTGCCGCCATGGACTCCAAGATTTCTCTTACCGGAAATCTGGCCAACGACTACGTGTCCACTATGGACAGCCAGATGAGCGACATGCTCAAGGCCAAGCAAGACCGTATCGGTTCGCAGACGTCCTACGCAACCGCCATGGCTGGTCTGTACTAATTTGGAGGTGACAGAATATGGCAGGAATTTATACAAGAGACAACCTCGCCCAGATCCTCAACGTCGGTCTCGAGAACGCGCTGAAGCGTCAGGGCGAGAGAACCAAGACCGAGAACGCACGCATTGCCGACAACGTAAAGGCAATCAACAGCTTCGTGAAGTCTGTCGGCTATGCCGGTGACGACGACCTAGACGATAAGCTCAAGAAGCTCCAGATGGAAAAGCTTGCCGCCCAGAAGGCGCAGACGGAAATGCTAGACCAGTCAATGGAACGCAGTGGCGATGCCCTGAACGACCGCTACCGCGACTTCATGCTTGGTGGTGGACTGAAGACGGCGATGTCTCCGTCCGGCCCGAGCAACGGCCCCGGAGTCTCTTACGAACAAGTTATGGGCATGAAGGGTTACGTTCCGTACGGGTTTACGGTACCCAGCTACGCCGATGCGCTGAAGCGCCGGATGGCCTATAGCGACATCATGAACCGTGGTGGAGGAATTTACTAATGAGACCGATGGAAGAAATTGATGCGGATATCGCCGCCGTACAGCAGCAGATAGCCATGCGTAACGCACTGGGCTACAAGACCGCACGTGCCAAGGCCATCCTCGACCACGACACGAGCGGACTCGAACGCATCTATTCGCTGATGAACCAGGCCGAGCAGAGCAAGTTGCAGCGTGAAGCGCAGCAAGCGTTCCAGACTTCCGAGCGCGAAGCAACGCAGAAGTTCCAGTCCGAGCAGAATGACCTCAATCGTGGTCTCCAGGCGTTGCAGTACGCCTCGTCCAAGGAAGAGGCCAAGGCGAAGGCTATGCAGATGCTTCAGGACGCGTTCACGCAGCGCAAGAACCTCCCGATTATGTCGACCGACAAGGACATCGCTATGGCGGATGCAGCCTTGAAGTTCGCTATCGCCCATGCCAAGAACCAAGGACTTACCGGTCTCGATGACTACAGCATCGAGGGTGCCGGAAGCGACTACAACAAGCTGAAGGAAGACTTCGGCCTCTATTCCACGTTCCTTGGAAACGAGGACATGGGTGCGGTGGAAGCCAAGGATGCATGGCTTGCTGACTTTATCCGTAACCATGCCGACGACCCGGCTGCCAAGACCGCCGTCGAGGTACGCCGCAGTCTCGCCTCCAGAAAGTCCAAGCTCCAGTCGGACAAGGATGCTTCCACTGCGAAGCTTCTTGACGATGCCTTGAAGAACAAGGAATGGGACAGGGTCGAGAAGTATCTCGGAGAGCTGTACAGCGACGTGCTGAAGAACGAGTACGGCGAGAAGTACAAGGCGGCAAAGACTCGAAAGGGAAAGTCCGATAATAAGTCCAACCGTCGCTTCAAGTAAGGGGTAACGATGTCAGATAAACTGCCAACGATAGACGAGCTCGCACGGAAGACCTTCAGCCCGAAGCAGCTGGACTTCCTGTACGACCACCAAGACCTTTTCCAGAAGGACGAGGATCCTCAGCAGTATTTGGCCAACATGGCGAAAGCCCTGATTGACGCGGACATGGTGACTGAGTCCACGGAAGCAAAGGTGTCCAAGGCTTCGATGTACTCCAAGGCTCCAACTTTGGACGACTTCGCCGGTGCAGCCGGTGTAGTTGGCAACGATTCTCTCAAGGCAGGGGACGAGTTCCTCCGCCGTTACTTCGACAAGTCCACTCCGAACACCGAAAAGAACGCGTGGGTGTGGGGCATCGAGGACAAGTACGGAGACAACGGATGGGAACGCGCCAAGAAGGCCATCCAGCAGAGGGAACTGTCCAACATGGAGAAGGCAATCCTCGAAGGCAGAGCCAAGGCTGTCGAGGAAGGCTCCAGCGGATTCCGTGGATTCCTTAACCGCACACTAAGTCCCACTGCATACAAGGAAGCCGTGTTCCAGTCACTGAACGACGTACCGATGGACGAGTCCCGGGTTTACAAGGCGGCTCTTACCGATTTCGGTGCAAACTCGCTGGAAGCTAGTGCAGTCGGACTTCCTCCTTTAGCCGCTATCCCCGCTATACTCGGTGTAGAGACTGGTCGCCATATATTGGCGAACCAGGTGTTCGGACACAAGACCAAGCCTGAGGAAATCGCCTCCATGGCTATCGGCGCTGGTCTGGCTGGAGGAACTACTCCGGCTGCGATGACGGGTCTCGGTACGTTTTTCTCGAAGGTTCCGGGCATGAGGAATTTCGGACGCGGACTTGTCAAGGGTGCCCGTGGCTACCAGACGGATTATGCACAGCAGCTTGACGACCTTACCAAGGACGTTCTAGAACTCCGCAAGCTCAAGTCTCAGGATGCGAGCAAGATGGGTGCCGCCCAGCTAGACCACATGCAGAACCTCGAGGACGATGTTGTACGTAAACTCCAGACCATCGGCGTAAATACAGACAACAGTCTGCTTGACAAGGCGCCATTGAACGTGCTGAACAACACTCTCGCCAAGAATCCGTCGAAGTTCACGATCGCAGACCTTATCGGTACTGGCGAAAAGATAACCGACAAGCAAGTCAAGAAGGAACTCCGCGACGTCTACAACCAGAAGCGCGACTGGACTTATGCCCCGGAAGCTGAGGACTTTGCAAGACAGCGTGACTGGATGGCTTCCGACCAGTACAAGGTATTGAAGGAACTGTCAGAAACTAACCCTGACTTGTTCCGAACACTTGTGTTCGGCAGCAACCCACGCGGTAACCTCAACGCCTATACGAGACAGCAAGGAGTCACGCCGTACACCCGTCCGAATGTAGTCTCACTCAACGCATCCGACATATCTGCAGCCGAAAGTGCCTCACAGAGGGCAAGAGAAATCGGCTCCCAGTTCCGAACGCTGTTCCCGGCAAAGTATGCCAAGGATGCCGGAAGCCCCGAGACCTGGCTTCAGCGTAACCTCGGATTAGGAAGCGTGTTGGCCGGAGGCACTGGCGCAATGGAAACCACTATGAGGGTCAACCCCATCGACATTCCGTCCGCTGTCGCCGAGGGGACGCTCGACAAGCTCCGTGACTACAAGGATTCACAGTGGTTCAAGGACTTGAAGAAGGACAACCCGAAACTAGCCAAGGCGTTCGAAGCCGTATTCAAAGGAAGAGAATAATGAGAAATTTCGACACATGGGACACCTACCTAGACCTTAGCGGTAAGCCGCTGCTCGGATGCGTCCAGTTCAATGTCAAGGACGGCACCACCGTCGCGAACATCTACGACAGCGACGGCGTGGCGCTCGCCAACCCTATCCTCACCAACGTCAACGGTCGCACGTCAAGACAAGTCTTCCTGAACTCCGATGTCCGTGCCTACTTCTACAAGTATGTCGGGCAGGGACGGTTCAGCGACGTCGAGGAAATCTCGATCGACACTTCCGACACGACCAAGTGGTCGCTACAGTACACCGTGGAGAGCCAGGACGGACGCGTAATCAGCATCGACAGCGCGAGTCCGATGGCCGTGTCCACCATGCGTAGCCTCCGGGAGCTCGACCCGTCGACCGTTCCTTCCGTGGACGGCCTCCGTATCGTCACGCTCCTCGGCTACTACAACGGAGGCGACTGCGCCCCGGTCGAGTACATCTGGGACGGCGGCTCTACGGCGGACGACGACAACGGTTCGGTCATCAAGGCTTACGGCACACAGGTAGGCCGCTGGAAACTCGTAGCCCCGGAAGAAGTCGTGGACTCGCGCCACTTCGGAATCTTTCCTCAGGATTCCACCCTCGCCGACGTAGACCACACTACGCGCATCGTCCAGCTGGTCAACTACTGCAACTCCAAGTCGCTGAGCCCGTGGTTCAACGGCTCCCTCTCGTATCCTTACTTTATCTACACCGCTCTCAACGTGAACAGCCGCAACCCGATAGTTGTTTCACGTGGAACACAGTTCGTGGACAAGGCCAACAGCCAGTTCTACGGGGACTGGGAAGGCAATCCGTTTTTCGTGAACGGAAAGACGGCTGTGTCTTGCAAGGTTGTACGTACTTCGTGGAACTTTCGTGACGCCATAACCTACGACGAGGTGTACATCGATTCGGCCACCGTCAAGAACACGTTCCAGGACGCCTACGTCACCGTGCTCTTGCCTACTGCCGGAAAGACGTTTATACGCTGTCAGATTGTGTCAGACGGAAAATTGGCTAACAACACGTTCCAGGACTGCGTGCTCCGCGCCTCGATGTTCACGGGCGAGGCTCTCGCTCCGGTTATCGACGACAACTGCACCATCCAGCCTCTGGACTTCGCAGACCGCATGGACCTGTGGTGCACGCTCCGTTCACAGCAACACGACCCGGTCATTGACGTCTGCATGCAGACACTTGACGCGAGCTGCACCATCTCGCTTGACGGAGTGTTCATCAAAAACGCGCTGTTCGACAACTTTGTTCATGACGCCACCGTGTCTCTTGGTCTCGAATGCTGCCGTGGAAACATGACCGTCAATGCGCTCGGGAACTACGCTCTTACGGTAGAGGATTCAGAGCTTACCGTGACATTCTCTGGTACCGGGGAAGTCGGCACGGGCATGCAACCGGCAATCAACATCCGTAACTCCTCCTTGGGTTTCGTAAACCAGCTGACCTACCTATCATCGCTCGGTGCGGTGGACACGTCGTTCAGCGGTAACGGCGTCGTCGTCAACGGCGATGTCGCTATGGAAGGCTGCAACGTGGCAGTCCCGGTGACCGTGCGCGGAAAGTACACCGTACGCCATTGCACTATTGCGAGCAACGTGGTACACTACACGGTGAACCAGATTGCGGAAGTGGAAATGACTCACTGTGACCTCAGCGCGTACTACTCGCTGGTTCCTTCTGTCGCCGGAACGGTGGTTCACGGAATCTGGGCAAACAACCAGTCCAGAGTCGATTCGCCTATTCTCATAGACCGTACCAACGTGGATCCAATCGATTCTCACCACATCTACACGTACTCGAACAATAGCGGTGGATTTTTGCCGTACGAGACGAAGCCAGCCGTGCACGAGTTCACCATACATCACAGCATGATGACGAATACCGCCGACATTCCTACTGAACCGTACCATCTCACGCAGATGGTGCTCGGCGGCAGCGACGGAGACACGAACGGTCGTCCGTCCGGTTATATCATGTCATGGTACAGCCAGCCGTTGTTCGACACGATTCGTATGTTCCGCATTGGCATAGACCGGTTTCAGGTCAGAGCGAAGCTCGTTGCGTGGCCTCCGATGCTTGAAAACGAGGGGTCTACCGGAGAATACCAGTCCAACCGTTATCACGACGCGTTCCTGGGTGCCTACTACATTGATGGATTCACGTGGGGAATCATGCCGTTCTGGGATGACCCGTCCGCTACGCAGCTTGTAGCTTCGGCCAACCCGAGGTTCTTCAAGGGTAGTCTCAGCTTCAGCTTCAACAACATGCCCAGCTTCACCGACTACCACGTGTCAATGGGAATCCAGTACGAATGTCTGGACAAGCACGAATAGAAGTAATTTAACGCAAAAAGGAATTTTGTATGGAAGAAAATACAGAAATTATCGAGCAGTGCAACGAGTTCCTTCGCAAGTCCAGCAAGCGTTACTCAACTACACTCAAGCGTGCCGCAGACGACCTCCAGTCATACTCCGGTTCGTTCTGGACTGACGGCATGAAGAAGGACTACCGGTCCGGAAAGAACCGTCTCTGCCTCGCTCTCAACAACTGGAACGTCATGTGCAACGCCATCGCGTCCCCGATGAGCGCGTCTCCGTGGCACACCGAGCTCAAGAACCAGTCGGCTCCGGAGCTGAAGCAGATTCAGGAGCAGATCGACGAAATCGAGCAGCGCAACGACGTGAAGACCAGCATCCAGGACTCGTTCAGAAAGGCCGTCCTTACGGGCTACGGCTTCCTCGTGGTTTCCGTGGACGCTGACGAGTTCACAGGTGAACCGACGATTGTCGTGGAAAGCGTCAAGCATCCGCAGACGGTCGCTTTAGACCCGGCTATCATGACCGTGGACGGTTCAGACGCGGAAGAAGGAGCCATCGTCAACTTTATCGGTATCCGAAAGGCCAAGCGTCTCTACGGCGAGGACGTGGTTCCGATGAATTACCCGGCATCGCAGGGATTACTATCGACTGTGGGACTTTCCCAGTGGACCTGTCCGGTCGACCAGGTGGCGCTAGTGTCATATTATGTCAAGGAAGACGCCGGTGTCCACTATTACCAGATATGCGGCAACAAGGTCGTGAAGGAAGCCGTGCTTCCCATCAAGGCTATCCCGATTATCCGCATCGCCGGAAACGAGATCTTCGAGAACGAACAAGTTAACTACAACGGCATCATCCAGCAGACCATGTCGCTCGAACTTGGCGCCAACATTGCTTACAGCACATTGATTGAACGTTGCGGTCGCTCCGTCAAGGCGAACTACATAATCAACGTTGACGCCATCGACGGATTGGAAAACTACTACGCACAGGCGTCTGATGAAGACTCCGCCGTAGTCCTCTGGAAGGGTGAGCATGAACCGGTTCCCATTACCGAACAGTTCGCCACCGGCGACCTGCAAGCCACGGTTACCACTTGCCGTACGCTCATGGAAGACGTGACCGGCGTTCCTTTGACTGGTATTCCGGAATCCGCACCCGAGAAGACTGCCACGGAAATCCTCCGCCAGCAGACCTCGAAGGAATCGAACACCGCCAACTACTACAACAACGCGTTCACCTCTTGCCGTACGCTCGCAAAGATTTTCATAGAGATGCTCACCGGCGGAACCGACTTGCAGTTCTCGCTCGAAAACGGCCCGAGTGTGGTGACAAGGCAAATGAAGGCACGTCAAGAATTGTCAGCTCTGTCCGCAGTATGTCCTGAAGAGATGAAGGGCATATTGGCCGTCTACTTTGCACGCACTCTCGAGGATGACGTGGGCGAGGACATTTCCCGCAACATGGTTGCCAACTTGCCTCCGAACATCCAGTTCCTCGACCAGAACAGCGAGGCAGACCCGGTAGCCCTGCACCAGCTCAGCCAGATGAAGCAGACCCTCGACATGGCCATGGGCCAGCTGGACGAAGTCAGTGTCCAGAACCAGGAACTGCAGAAGCAGCTTGACGCAGCCAACCTCTCGCTGATGGAAGGCCGTGAACAACGTATATTGGACTGGAACAAGTTCAATGTACAAGAACAAGACAAGATGGCTCTCGAAACCTTGAAGCTCCAACAGAGCGGAGCCGTTGATGCGGCCAAGCTCCAGCTTGACGCGGCCAAGGTGATGCAACAGGCCGAGAACGACCAGATAAAGGCCATGAACGAATCCGACAAGCTCATGTTCGACCTCCAGCACCGTGCCGACGAGGCCGAGAAGCGTGGCTACGAGCAGGGCATCCGCGACATGGCACCGAGGGGTGAGGGATGATTTCGTTCAACTTCGGACTGGGCGACATAAACGCCGTGAACTACGCGAACCGTCTCGCCGCACGTAGGCAGACGGAAGAGCAGAGGGCCCAGATACGGGCAAAGTATCTGGCCCTTGTCGGCACGCGCTTCCCGAACACGTTCTCGGCAAACGCCGCTGCCGAACGCGAGCTCGACTCGATTCCGGAATACTGGGATAACGATACCCAGCCGAGGCTCCCGCTCAACCCGACAAGCACGATGATATCGCGCATCGAGCCGAGGATGGGCGGCGCCTTCATCTATTTCCGGAGCAATCCGTCCAAGGCGTACTTCTATCCGGCAGCGGGGAACACCGCCGCGACCGCCAAGAAGGTCGAGCAGCTGGTAATTTCTCCGGACGTCGAGAAACATTTCCACGCGTTCTGGCAATAAGCTGTACTTATTCATGATGAACGGAAGGAAACCGGTTCCTTCCAGTGCAAAGTTTAAACCGGTCTACAATGGAATTAGCCGCCATGATTTCAACAGAAGATGCTTACAAGATGACAGCCGAGAAGATGAAGCGCGAAGCCGAGCCCGCACAGCCGGAGGAACAGCCGAAGCCGACGGAAGAAGTCATCGAACCGGAGTCCAAGACGGAACCGGAGAAGGTAGAGGAAACGAAGGACGAACCGAAGCCCGAGGCAGAAGAGCCTAAAGCGGAAGAGAAGCCGGAAGAGCCGAAGCCGGAACCCGAACAGCCGAAGGACGACAAGCCGGTAGACAGCAAGGACAGCAAGGACAACCGTCCGCCAAGCCAGAAATATTCCCACGAGGACAGGGTCAAGCATTCTTTCGCCAAAGAGAAGGAACGCCGCAAGACCGCCGAGAAAGAGAACAAGGCACTGAAGGCCCGTAACGAGGAACTCCAGAAGGAGCTCGACAAGTACAAGGGTCTGACTCTCGCCGACTTCGACAACAAGGTGGAAGACTATGTCGACTACAAGACCCATGAACAGTCGCTGAAGAGCGAGCTGGATGCCAACAAGAAGCTCATCGAGCGCTCCGAGGCGGACATGGAAAGGGAAGAAAGCGAACGCCGGATTAACCTGTCGTTCGCGGATGAGGCCGAAAAGGCTGAATACTACGACTTGCTAGAGACAAGGGGCGAGGAATTCCAGAACGCCCTGAAGACCTACGACAAGGAAAACGTGGTATTGCAGTACCTGGCAAGGTGCGAGCAGCACCCGAAAGTGCTGAAGGCGCTGATGGAAGACAGCAATGCACTCGGTTACGTGTTCCAGGACCGTGACCCGAACGCAAGACAGGCCAGACTCCATTCGCTAGCCCAGTACATCATCGAAGGCAAGCAGTCCAAGCACGTCGAGGAAGTTCCTCAACAGACAAAGGCTCCCGAGCCACCGAAACCAGCGCCGCTTCCGGTTATCGGAAAACAGGTCACGGTAAACGCGGGACGGGGTGCCGAACCAGTCCACGACAGGGCATACTGGAACAACTACTTGCGCCAGCATCCGCGTGGCTAACAACGTAAAATTCTTTTATAAGGAAAAACTAACATGGCTAATACCTTTAAGACCAGCGAAAAGACCGAGCTCGTAGCTCTCCGCGCAGCCGAATCCGCTGCTTATCTCACTGTCGGTTCGAAGAAGTTCATCAAGGACGACCTTAAGAACAAACGAAACGGCAAGAAGTACCAGTTCGTCATTGCAGACAACGGTGAATTCTGCCGTGGCATTGACGTCTCCGGCACTCCGGCAGACCTCAAGGAACGTACTGTGGAAAAGGTGCTCAAGGTCTCCAACCAGAAGATCAAGACCAACCTTCTCGAACCTATCACCGACATGAACTGGGACGTCGAAGCCGCCATCCCGAACGGCAAGTCTCTTATCGAGAACACTGTCGCTGACGCCATCAACGGCGTGCTCGGCAAGGAAGTCGACAAGGGTGTAATCGGCACGTACTATGACGGTGACCTCGGCATGCAGGACACTGCCTTCGCCGGTATCGGTTACGGCCCGTTCGCATCGGCCTACAACTACCTCAACTCCATCAGTGATGAAGACCAGTACTTCTTCATTCACCCGATGATTAATTCCAAGCTCTCGGTCACCGGTAAGTCCTTCGACCCGACCAGCGCAGACCCGATTTTCTCAAAGGGCTTGCTCGGCACGTACTCCGGTCAACAGGTTCGTGCTTGCCGTGAACTTCCGCTTGTCCACATCTCCGCCGGCCTCTCCGCCGCTGTCAACGCTTGCACTTCTGTCGAATACTCCGACGCCGGTGCTTCCAGCGGTATCGCCACGATTACGTTCGGCGGCGTGAACGAGAAGTTCCCGAAGGGTTCTGTCGTGTGGTTCAACGACGTGTACGCTTGCGACCTTATCGGTCTCCGTACTTCCGAAAACCGCGCATTCGTCGCGATCCAGGACTCCACCGAAAATGGCGTCATGGTTGTCCGCGCAATCACGGAAGAGGAATGGATTGGCCGTGGTACCCGTTCTCTCGCGACTGCTGCTGGTGAAGCTTTCGGCGCTACCAAGGCTGCCGCAATCTCCGCCTTCAACACTGCCGCCTCCAACGGTGTCCGCTTCCCGGAAGCTGGCAACTACTTCGGTGCGCTTGTCCGCTTGAACGGTTCCTACGAATTCGAAACGTTGGATGCAATCGACGCCTCCAACGCCGAAACCGAACATGCCGTGAACGAAGGTCTCCACGTGTTCATGAACCGTGGTGTGGACGTTCTCGCCGGTACCAACGTTACTCGTTGGACGACCACTTACCTTGCCGGTATTGTGGAACCGAGGGCAGTTTCTTACATGCTCATCAAGGACGCTAATGTCAATTTAGTGAAGGTCGTGAACGACTAAGCTTCGCTAACATGAAATAACATGAAGACCCAGGCCGCTCGGTCTGGGTTTTCCTTTATATGTCAAGATGGTGGATTGGCGTCTTCGGGTCTGCCGTCTCCGCCATGTACTCCCGATAGACTTCGTCTATGTGCTCCTCGATGGCCTTGACCTTCTGACGTTCTCGAATCTTCTTCGCGTAGAACGTGGAGACTGCCGTTATTCCCGCTAGGTACACGTAGCTGTACGGCTTGGTGTTCGGCTTGATGTACTTGAGCGACCTCCACATGTCGTAGAATATCTGGTCTGTGAGGTCTTCCAGCTCGTCCCTGCCTGGGTTGACCTTCGGGTTTTCGAGCACTATGTTCATCATTGTCATGATCCACAGCTGGAGCCTGTCCTGTTCGACGTGTTCCAGCTCCGTCCGGTTGAACTTGTCCACGAGGGACGAGAAGTCAGCCATGTCGATATCGTAGGCCCGGACGAAGTTCTTGTCCGTGTATGCGATGTCCTTTCGTCTTTTTCTGTCTATCGGTTCCCATTTGAGAGGTTTCATTGATTCCAGCCTTCTTTTTCATGTAAATTACTTCATTTACAGTTTATGCGCCGTACTTATTAGGTGTAGATAGATGGACGGCCTTTTGTCCGATAATTTTAAATGAAGGGGTGATTGGAATGGCGCTGAACTACTTGCTTGACCCGGCGTTCGAGATGGTGAACACTGCCGGGAAACCGGCAACCGGCGGGAAAATAAACGTATTTGTGCACGGCACGCGTGACAAGTATTACTGTGCAAGCGACTTCAACGGTACGCTGCTCCCATTCGACATTCCCCTAGACTCCCTCGGCTCAGCCGTAATCCTCGCAGACGACAGCCAAGCCTACGATGTCTACGTCTACAACCGCTACGGGACCCTCATGATGTCCCGCTACAACGTCCAGCCAAAGAGCGGCGGAGGCGTGTCCGTCCAGAGCATCACGAGCACCGACGGCACCATCACCGTGACCGACACGGCTGGAGGTGTAGACCTGAGCGTGAACGGAGCGATCCCGTCCGTACTCCGCGCAAGCGGCAACACCCTCACTTCTGACGGTTCATTTATCTGTTTACCGAGGCAGAGGTCCGGAAACAAGGTTATAGTAGACCAGAATGGAAAGGTCAAGATTGAAAAGGGATGGTACCACTACGACATAGTGACACATTTTGACTATTCCGGTAC